GTTGCGGAGCGTGTCAAGCAACTTGTTTTCTGCGTAGTTGGAAATCGACATCAGTTACCTCGACCGAAAGAATAGCACGAAGCGGTGGAGCGGGCCGCAGGGGAGAACGACCCGCCCCACCACATCAAGTGGAGCGAACTAACTAGTTCGCGCCGATGCTCGACGACGATTCGACGCGACGGAGTGCCGCCTCGCGGAATCGTGCGTAACCTCCGAGCCAGTACCAGCCGACCGGCTGGAAGCGCGAGAGGACGTCGACAACCGGACCACGCACCACGCGGGGGAACGGTCCGTTGCCATCGACAATCGAGTGAGCCTTCGCCAGAGCCTGACGGCCCATGATGTGCGTGCAGTACACGTCCACCGTCGCGCTCGAACCCGTCGAGGAGCCGGAACCATCCGACGCATCCTCGAAGATTTTGGCACGCGGCGTCTCGATGAAACGCACACCCTCGAACGCTCCGACCTCACCGTTGTAGATGTTCGCCGGATCGCTGTACACGTGCGGGTCACGCCACGAGGCAACACCCGTCTCCTTGCGGAGGTCGTACGACACGTCAGGGTGAATGTAACCCATGTACATGCCGTTGAACGACACAGCGTTGGCCTTGCGGAGAGCGGCGACAACCTTGCGGATGTCGTTCGCTTCGATGATGTCTTCCGCTGCGACGGTTGCGCGGCTCGTCGGGGTGGTCGCACCACCGCCGCCGTACACCACGTGGGTGCCACCGGCGAGGACGTCACGGATCACCGAGTCGATGCTGATACCGGCGTTGTAGCCGACCACGTTCGCGGCAGCCGAGTCCACGTCGAGGAACGACGTGCCACGGAGCTTGGCGGTGGTGTTGACTGCGTTGCCGTACTCGGCCAGGGTCACTTCGACCTGGCTGTCGCCCATCACCACTGGGGTGACGTCGTCAGTCCTCGGTCAGGGTGCTGGTCTTCTCCGACAGGTCGTTGAAGATGGTGAACTTCACGCTCGAACCAGGCATCGCCTGGGCAACAGGCATCACGTCCGCAACCGCATCGAACAGCAGTTCGGAGCGGAGTGCGAAGTACGCAATCCTGTCAAATGCAACCTGGTCTGTGAGCAGGCCGCTCGTTTGTGTCTTGGTCATTTCCTGTTATTTCTTTCCCCCGACAGGACGGGGTCCTGCGGGCTAGAGGTTTTCTGCTTCTTGTCTTGCTTGAGCCAAAATCTGCATGACCTCTTGCTCGTTACGAGCCTGGTTCAACTTGGTGTTCCAGTCAACAACGGGTTCGCTTGTCTCACCAGCGCGCTGTGCCCGCGTGATGCGGTTCCAGGCATCGGCTTCAGATTTCGCTTGCGCGTTCTCCGCAGCCTTCGCTATGAGTTGGGCTTCTTCCGCCGCTGACCTAATCGCCTCAGGGGAGATTTCACCGTCGTACCCTTTCACGAAGTATTTCGCCATCGGGTTATCCATAGGGATGCCCGCTTTCATGAACGCGTTTTCGCGTCTGATGGCGTCCGCTTCGGCTAGTGCCTGCTCTTTAGCCTTCAACTCTTTTTCAAGTTGACGCATCCGTGCCCGCACTGGGTCCTTCGGTGCCTCGTCGCCACCGTCGTCTTCGAACTCGTGGACGTTTGACATTGGCTCACTCCTTTACCCACACCAGGTTGGAGGTTCCTGGTGGCTGTTGTCGTTATGACATCACTCAGAGTAGCACACCCGCCACTGTTGTCAAGGGGATGCTATTGGGCGGTACCTGCACCCGTTTCAACGGTGCCTGAGGTGGCGCCGGTGGTGCGGGCGAACCCGCCGCCGCCCTGGAACTCTGCAACTCGTTGACGGGCACGACGTTCGATTTCCTGTTGTGCTTGTACGTCAAACCCGAACGCGGCCCCAATCTTTTGTTCTTGGCTGAGCATCTGTTCGCCAGTCATTTCGCTGTACAAACCTGCGAGTTGACCGACTTCTTGGAACACTTGCTGGGCTTGTGACGGGGTGTAGCCGCGGGCGATCAGGTCTTCTGCGGTGGTGGCCCCCAACTGGAATCCAGCCTGTTCGCGGGCGCGGGCGGCAACTTTGGCGGCTTGGGCTTGGCGGGTGAGAACAGGCGTGGCTTTGGCGGGGTCCAAGAAATAGCCGACAAGTTGCTGTTCGTTGACATTGTAGAGGGTTTGCATCTGGCGTTTCACTTCTGGGTCTGCGTCAGCCACGAGTCGGTATCCCTCGTTGACGCGTTCTTGTAGTTCTGCTGGGGATACGTCGCCTTCAATCAGTTTGCGGAAGTCTTCGGGGTCGTCGTAGACATCGAACATTTCGGGTCCGAGGTTGCGGCGCAGGGTTTCCCGATACTGTTCTTCCAATCCGATGTAGGTGGCTGGGTCAAGTTCGGGAAGTCCGGCTTTGGCGCGGGCAGCGTTGGCTTTGAAACGGGTGCGAAAATCTTCCGTATCTCGAAGCTGGAACAGGATTGCTTCACCGTCGGTGATGCCGCGGGCGATAAGGTCGCGGACATTTGCTTCCAACTTGCCCAAACCGTAGCGGTTGAGAAGTACTTGTAGTTGCGCAAAAGCGTCAACTCGGCGCAGTTCAGCCGCCTCGCGAGCCGCCCGTTCCGCATCCGTCTCTGTTGGTTCTTCTTCCTCTTGTTGTTCTACCGGTCCCAAATCGGTGCGGGTTTCGTTACCGTCATAATCCGTGACAACTTGGATGCGGCGACCGTTTTCAACCACAACCTTGTTTGACGCAATGTAATAGCAACGTTTCCCTGCATACGGGTCAGTGATTGGTTGCGCAGTTTCTGGCGCATCGGCACCCATCGTGTCTGCGGCCTGCCCAACCGTTTGAGGTGCAGTGCCGCCACCTTCAGTGTCAATAAATGCCATGCTCATCGCCTAAACCCAAACGCTTTCTCCAAAGTCGAAACAACGTTAGAAACCTCAGCCTGAGCATCCGACGTGTACTGATAACCGTACCGTTTGTCCGACTTGATTTTGAACAACCAGTCGTTCAACGACAACTGGCCCTGGTCTTTGCTGCCGAACGCCTCAGCCCACTTCGGGTCGTTCACATAGTCAATCTCCGAAGGGTCAATACCGAGAACACGAGACGCGTAAGCCTTGTAGTTGTAGAAGATGTCCTCCAACGACAAGCCTGCGTCAATCTGATCCGCAAGATGACCGTACTGTCCTTTCGCTGCACGCTGAGCCTTCTGGAGAATCGAGTCTTGCGTAACCATCGCACCGTTGTACGGGGTGTTCGTCAACGCGGCCTTCAACTCGGCGTCAGAAACAACGTACCCGTACGCTCTGCCTGCGTTACGAATCTGGTCGGCTAACTCGGATTCCATCACCGTAGAAGGCTTCGCGCCGTACGCGTAACCGTAGACAGCAAACTTCAGGTCGTCACCACTCCAACCCTTGCGGGCCGCGTCACGGGCAATGGTATCCAACTGCTGCATGTCCAACTGGAGATCGGCGTACTGTTTTGTTATCTCGTTCTTCTTGACTCGAATCTTCTCGGCTTGGGTGCCTGGGCTGAAATCAAAATCTTGTTCTGCTTGGTTGGTGCGTTGACCGTAGCCGGTATTCTCGACATCGCGTTTGAACGCCGCAACTTCGGCATCTGTTTCCAGCTGCCCGTACGCATCCTCGGATGCTGCTTTGATTAGGACCGTTACTAGGTCGCTGCCGAAGAAATCAACGAACTTCTGTTCGTTTTCGGCGCCATCGAAACTTGCGGCGAACTGCGGGAATAGGGTGCGGATTTCTGCGCGAAGCGCGTCGGTAATCCCCATCGGGCCTGTGCCTGCTGGTGCCGCGGCTTTCTTTTTCTTTTTCGTAGTTGTCGGTGCGGCAACAGTGGTGGTGGGTGCGGGTGGTGTGACTGGTTCGGTTTCCGTGGTGGTCGTGACCTCACCGGTGGTCGGGTTGGCAACGACTGGTTTGGCGACAGTACCTACACCGACACGCACGTTCGGACCAGGAACGTTTGTTTTGGAAATCTGGACAGGTGGCGTGGTCTGTGGGGTCACGGGTCCGAATCCGCCAGGAACTTGCTGAACGGTCGGGTTGACAGTCAAACCTTTGGCGATACCACCCTGCTCATAGTTGTACAGTTCCTGCATTGCTTTCTGGTATGCGGCAAACTTGGCGTCATCCGTTGGGTCCTTCAGGTATCTGTTTTCGGTATCGTTCTTCGTTTTGATGCGGGTTTGAACACCTAAATCAAACTTGTCTTGTGCGAGTTCTCCTGCGGTGATTGCCTCCTCAGCCTGTTTCTCAACGTCTTTCGCTTTTTTCCGCAACGCTTGTGCGGCCTTGTCCGCTTTCGTCACCGCTTGTTCAGCAACCGAAAGTTGTTTCTTGATGGCATCGCGTTGGGCGGCAGTAATACCAGCAACCTTTAGTTGCTTCAACAGGTCATCTCGAACCTTCTTCGCTTCCTCTAACGCGGTTTCAGCCTTTTTGAGATCGTCTTGAAGCGCCATTATTGTCCACTCACCAACAGTTCAAGCGCCCGACCGAGACGCATCGCGGCAGCACGATTCGGGTCAACGCCAGCAACCTGCATCTGGGCGGCAGTCTGCAATGCTGGCGAATCCTGCGCCGATGTTGCACGTTGACGCTGCTGATTCTGAATGTTGCTAATCGCTTGCTGCAACTCGGATTTCGTCAGATTACGACCCAGCTGGCGGAACGACTCCTCGCGCAAATAGACACCCAAATCCTCAGCCGAAGTCACACGCACACGCGGACCGCCACCACCAGTAGCCTGAACTGCCGGCATCACCGCAAGTTCGGCAATCAAAGGTTCCCACGTCGAACCGCGACTGTTCGCATAATAAAGCAGGTCTTCCATCGCCTGCAAATCCTTCGGCTCATAACGCGTACCAGCCAACGCCGAAGCAGAAGGTTTGCCGTTCACCCCGTAGTAGCCGCGTGAAGCCAAAAGGTTCAACACCGACGCCCCGACCGCGGTGCCGCCAATCTTCGTCAACTCGACACGAGACTCTTTCACGGGATCGTACGGGCTGCGGGCAATCACACCGTTCTTGTCAACGAGCAGATGACCGCCGTAACGCATCCTGTCAACAGACGGGCGCTGCAAATCTGGGAACGCAATCTGTTCCAACCCAGGATTGATACCGGTGACGTTGCGAACCGCGTACGGGAAATCCTTGCCGAGGATGTTCTTTTCCT